TCAGACCAGTGCCGCAATGGAGCAGAAAGCTTCGGCAGCATTGCAGAGTGGCAAGAGCAGCGGTCTTACCAAGACACTCGCTGGGTCAGTACTGTCGCAATCGAACAAGAGTCGGTAATAACATCGGAAGGGAGCAAAAAATGCTAGACGAAAAATACAAACAAGCAATCGCAGATATTGATAACCCTGCGTATACGATAAGACATGGCGCATTTTACACATTTCTGAAGGAATGTGTAACAAACGAAGTGCATAAGCTTCCAGACTATTTGACTGATTATTTCTCAAAATATTCTGATGCTAGAAGACAGATTATTGAGAGAATTCCCGCATTATTGACTAACTACTATTTTTGCGTTAAATATCCGTTAGCTTCAATGCAGATCCACTCAATATTCGAATTGAATCCAGGAATACATCGATTCACCAAGCACATCTGCGAACGCCCACATTTTGCCACTTGGATAAAGCTGGTTGAATTGGCAATTGTACAGTCAAATGATTATAAACAAGTTGAACTAGATGTGGGCAGCTGCCCGTATTCTCCTGGAAAAGCTCCTGAAACTCGGATCGCAGAAATACTCAATGAGAATGGTTACATTCTTATTGATTCATCCCTGGCGAACACGGCTTTCCGAGTTGTTGGACTTGAATCATTTGGTGCAAACGCTTTTTCAGGTCAGTTGCGCAAACTACTTGATGCCGAGTTCCCTCAACTAACTTACGTTGATATGCAATATCATCAACAACCTCCAGTTATGGAGATTGATGTCACCAAGGATATTGATGACAATATGGCGATGGGAAATTTCAGTATTATTCAAAGCGCCTTTGACTATGCAAAAGGAATCATTGCTCGCGGCGGTTATGTTGCGTTTTTGAAGAAGTATGTAAACTCAGTACCATTACCTGTCAGGTATGTTTTCCATCAGAAAGATCTAGAAGAAATCTATTCAAAAATTTGCGTACGAATGAATCGCTAGTTTTTGATTCAGAGGTTAATGGCAAGGGCATATTCAGCTTTGCATGGATTTGCCCTTCGCTTTTTTCCTTTCTCCTTGCATCAGCAACCATCCCATGGCTTTCGGATGCTTGGACCAGGCATATTCCAGTGGAATGGCATACATCTGCGCTTCGCTAATATCCCCAGGTGAGTAAGAATCCAACGGCATCTTGGGGAATTTTCCTTTGCCGACCAAGAATTTCTCCGTGTGTGAATTCTGCTTGCGGGCGCGACCCAGAGCTTCAACCGCCCGAGCCTCGTCTCCCTCGATCAGGTGCTCAAGAACTTTTCCCCAAGCAAAAACGGTGTGGTAGCTCACTTCATCGTATAGCTTGTACATTGCCTTGACTTGCTTGAGCATTCCCATTGCGAGCAATCCGCATAGCAGATAATATCGGACACCTTGGTTATCGTTCGGATTTAGCACGAGTATGGATTGCCATTCCTTGCAGGCTTCTTCCAGGCGGCCAAGCTCCAGAAGTTTGTGGGCGATTTGTTCCTTGATCCGCATGTAGGGTCTTGTTTCTGATACTAGCCAGAAATTACCCTTGGCTTCCTTGAACAATTTCTTGCCAAGTTGCTTTTCGGAAAAGGCGAGCATTTTGCGAAGGACATCCAGTTCCGCTTCTGGAATCAATTGCAAATGGTTTACAAGCTCAGTCATGATCTGAATATTATTCGGATCGATCTCAAGCGCCTGCTCAAGAAGGCTCTTGGTCTTGGACGGCGTGCGGGCCATCATGGAATCCTCAAACAGGTCCCAGGCGCGTTCCTGATTCGCCTCAGTGGCTGCAGGCTGGCCTTCTAATGCTTTGGTGAGCACGGATGGGACAAGTGGGATAATCTTTTGCATACTGTACCAACTAGGGAAATCAATAGTCTGGGTTTCCTTCAAAGGTACAAATAGAGCCCTCACGCCGGTATTGCCTGAATGCCGAAAGCAAACATTCGGCAGCTCGGAACATTAATCGGCGGTGCAAGCCCTTATTCTATATGGGATTTCAGTCCGCGCCGAAAGTGCCGATCGTTTTCAGAGGTATGTCCCCCTACACACGTGTATTTTTTCTTTCCTCTCACTTCTGCTACTTGGAGAGAATTCATTCACGCATTGTGATATACTTCTTCTTTCTTTCTACTCTTTCTAATTAAACATAAACAAACCCATATAAACCCTAGGCTCGTGGCCTGCCGATTGGGTCTGCCGAAAGTCCATTTATGCCGAATGGTGGTATCGGCAAATTTCCGCGCAATTCCTCAATGCATCGTCATCCTCCTGCCAATTCCGGTAGGAATAGGGAAACCAAGTATGAACCGGTTCCCTAGGAAGATCGATGGCATCCATGCTCCAGAACATGACCAGGCTCGGAGTCCTCCCTGACTCTGGAAAGCCCCTTTGCAAGTCCAAGGCAAAAACACCTGACGCAATCCCCCCTACGAAGCCCCTCAGTGCCATTTACGTTTCCACAGGCCTCAAGGTCCTCACTCCTTCCGACCTTGGCCCTGAAACAAAGGAATACGAGCAGGACAGCGTTAAATACCGCAGACTTGATCCTGAATACCTCGCATGGCTTCAGGAGCGCATGTTCAAGGCCCAGGCGGCACACCGGAATGGAAAGCTGCCCGATAAGCAATGGCAGTTCCTCCGCGAGAGCTTCAATGCTATCCAGGCATGGGCAAAATCAGCATTCACCCGTAAGCCAGCTCCTCAACCTGAAGTCGAACAATCCGACGAAGAGTTCTTTGCCTCCGCAGGGCCTGCAATCCCTGCACGAAGCAAACCGGAAGGATGGTGCTATCCACAATCCGGAAGCTTCCCATTCTTTGAAACTGTGCCCGATGCCTCCGTCCAGGCAGTGATGGCAATACGCGATGAGGCCTTATCCAAAGGCTGGTCCGAAGCCAGTCTCCTGCAAAATCGCGCACATCTGCTATTCCCCATAGGACATGACTGGGGCCTCGTCTGTTATCTCGGTGAAGGAAGAGAAATAAAGACTATTTCCCGAGAATTCATTGAAATAGTCCATCACGAAAAAAGTAACCGTACAAGCCTGCTCAGGTTCCAGAACCCGGATCTAATGCGAGGCTCCATTCCATCGCAAGGAGAACACAATGCCACGTTACGCCAATGCCCTGGAGATCCTTCCCAGGGAGCTCCTCGTCGAAGTCCAGAAGCACTTCTCAGGAAACCTGTGGATCCCGCATCCCAAAGCGTTCTACGACAGCCGCAGAGAACTCGTGCTCCAGCTATTCCGAAAAGGAACCACCACCAAGGAAATCTCAGCCTTGGCAAGCCTGACCACAAGACGAGTTTGCCAAATTCTAGTCGAAGCACGTCAAACCGGTGAGATTCCCAGTAAGTAATAAAATGCAGCTCGGCGTGGGCGTGTGGTGGCAAAATTCGCATCCCGCCCCGCTGGCTGACCAAAAAAATACGAAACGACAATGTGGAGCGCTTCTGTGACCAAGAAAAAAACGAATATGGTTGAGCAAAAGGACTTTGTCCGCTGGCAGCAAAGCGCAGCCCAGATCGAAGAGAAGACCAAGGAAAAAAGCAAGCACCATGGGAATATCAACGCACTCAAGCATGGCATCTTTGCCAGCCGCATCCTGACTCCAGAGGAAAAGGAGCTCTTTGATATTCTGGTGGAGAAGCTTTACGGTGACTTCCAGTTCAACAAGTCGAGCGACTTCCTGCAGGTTGAATTGATCGGTGTCTATTCGGTCAAGTTGATGCGGGCCCAGATGGCTGGCGACACTGATGCGGCAGAGCGGCTCGACAGGATGATTCGTGCACACATGCGCGAACTCAAGACCACAAAGATTGCCCGCGAAGGTGAGCAGCCCCAGCAATCCCAAACCTCGCCAGCCGAATGGGCATCGGCTCTTCTCGACAAGGCAGCCGAAGTCACCGAGAAAACCCAGGGCAAGAAAACGGCGTCCAAGAAAAAGCCAGAAACAATTGCCGATAACACCGGAGAGCCTGAAGAGGGAGCCTCGGAGTAACGGGGGCTCGTGGGTGGCACCGATGCTTGAAGGTGCAGATAATACCTGTTACTCCTTATAGGTGCTCGGCAAAAGACTGGCGGAAAATTAAGTCGAGAAAAATTTCCTCACGACAAAGGGTGGCTCTTCCGGGCCACCCTTTTCCAATTGGAATGAAGCTAAAGCAATTCTAGTGCGGCTTCCAACTGGTCGTCTACGAGGTGAGTGTAAATCTGCGTGGTTGATATATCGCGATGTCCCAAAGCTTTCTGGACCACAAGAAGATCTCGGGATGCCGCGTAAAGATGTGTGGCAAAGGTATGCCGCAGGCTGTGCGGCGTGAGAGGTTTGTCGATTCCAATCTTTCCAAGCCAGTGCCCGATGCGGTTTGCAATCTGTCGGAGAGAAAGCCGTCGGCCTTGATTGGAAAGGAACAATCCCTGCTCCTCATCGGTCACCATCCTGCGCCGGAGTTCTAGGTATCTCCTGAGCAAAACTCGAAGGTCTGTTTTGAGAAATCGAATCTGAGGAATATTTCCTTTGGCACGAATGCGTAGGTGCTTGGATACCAAGTCCACGTCTTCGATGTTGAGCCTAGCGAGTTCACCAATGCGAATTCCGGTGCCAAGCAGGATCTCGCAAATGACTCGGTCGCGGAAATCTTGTGCATCGCTCCTCGACCTCAGTTCCTTCAAAAGTGTGCGTTTCTCACTTACTGTCATGAACTGTGGCGGGGCCTGAGTTAGTCGGTGAGTTCGGATTGCCCTGGCAGGGTTCGATACGCAAGCCCCCGATTCATTGGCCCAGGCAAAGAACGAGCGGATCACAGACTTGAATCTGTGAAGCGATGCGTCCGCCCTTGGGGCGCTACCAGACTTCGCTATGCGGTCATCAAGAATGGCTTGTTCAAGATGCTGGCCGGTATAATGGTCAATATCCAATTCAGGGAAAAGGCTTTCTAGAACGCCTGCCACTTGCCACAGGTCTCTGCGGTAGGCTGCAATTGTTCCAGGAGCCTTCTGGGAAGCCTGGAGATGGTTGCAGAAATTCTCCAGGCACGTTTCCATCTTAGTCGGCACTTTCGCCCTCAGGGGTTTCATCCTGCTTGGATCCACTGTGGCCCATCGGTGTGCTCTTGGGCAATGGCAGTTCATCAATCCAGCCATTGTTCTTTGCGTGGACAAGCATCATACGAAAGACGCGCACAGTCTTTTCAATCGTTCTTGCTGCGCGAGGTTCCCCGTTTGGCTTCTTCATCAGGGAATCCCCTTTGAGGAATTTCCCAACTTGGAGCAGGCGCATTTCCTTGATGTCCTTGTCTCCGTGAAAGAAGGCTTCGACGATTTCGAGGTCTTTCCGGTATGTATAGATGGTGCGTTCACTTTTGCCGTTCTCCTTGAGGTGCTCAAGGAATTTGGCAGAGGCTTGTGCGATAGTCATTGTATTCATGTTTTTCCTTTTGTGTGTTTAGCAGTTCATGAACTGATGGATCTCGTTGAGTTCTTCGATAACGTGCCCGAGGGAACCGACGTGACTCCAGTCCACTTTTTCACCTTTGCCAAACTGGTTGACCTTGGTTCTGATTTCCTTTATCAATCGTTCGATGGTTTCCTTTCGGTCCTTGAAGGCTAGAGCGGCGTTGTTGTTCTGTGCCATCTGGGGTCTCCTTTTCGAGCATGTTGTGCGCATGTGTAATAACGCACTTACTCCGGGTTATATCAAGTCAATTATGAAAGGTCTGCGATAATTATGGGAGTACTTACCGAACGGGAACAGAAATTGGCGGAGACTCTCCGCAATCCGGTCCTTTGGGGGCAGTCATATCTGCATAACCGGGACGGCAAGCCTCGTAGCTACTGGGATCACCAGACCGAAGACCTGCTCAGCCAGGACCGCAATATCATCCATTTGGATGGCCGCGATGTTGGCAAGTGTCTGGCCGGTGCTACCCTCGTTACCGATTATGCAACTGGAGAGCGCATTCGCCTAGATCAATTGAAAGAGGGGCGCTCGATTGCAGTGCTTGGCCCGGACCAAAAGCTTCATCAAATCTCCGATTATCAAATTCTGAACAATGGCAGAAAGCCTTGCTGGCGCTTGACCACAGTCCTCGGGCGCTCGATCGTGGCAACCTTCAACCATCCATTCCTGACCGACCATGGTTGGGTGCCGCTCGAAGATTTGAATGTGGGTGGATGGATTGCAGTTCCATCACAGTGCCCAACAATGGTGCCGGAAAACCCGGATATCACCGACGATGAGTTGAGGCTCCTCGCACTATTCATTGCCGACGGCGGAGTTGGCTATAGTTCCGCAGTATTCACCAAGAAAGACACCGTCCTGGTGGATGAGTTCAAAGGAGCCGTAGCCGCTGTATTCCCTGACTTGTTCGTTGTCCCATCTGGTGAATTTGGCTACAGGGTATCGACGCGAAAAAGAGGGAGCAAGAATTCCTGCGTCACTTGGCTAAGGCGACTTGGTGTCATGGGCAATACCAGCGCAAGCAAGGAAATACCCTCGATTATTTTTTCCTGTTCAAGGCGGCAACAGGCACTATTCCTTTCCCGTCTGTACGCCTGCGATGGCTGGTCCTCTTATGGTGGGACTGGTTCTTCGGAAATAGGTTATTGTTCGGCTTCATATAAATTGGCAGAGGCTGTTGGGCATCTGTTGCTGCGCTTCGGGATTCAGTCGACACTGCGGGAAAGGCTGGTGAATGATAAGTCCTATTGGTGTGTGGAAGTGCGCTCCTGGCTACACATTGAACGCTTCATACGCTGCATTGGAATGACAGGAATCAAGGGAGCCTGCCTTGAGGAATTCACTCAACTAAAACCGCTCAACCCAAGAAATGCCCACGACCGCATTCCTTTTGGTCTTGTCGCACCGATTGTCGCCCGACTGAAAAAGTCTGGGCTGTCTACGCAAGCAATCACTGGTTCCACGACCCGGAGGCTCAGGCTAGGCACCTATTCGCCAATGCGTGATACTGTGATGGATTACGCAGTGAACACCGAAGAGGAATCCCTGTTTCACTTGGCAGCCTCTGACATCTATTGGGATCAGGTTTTGCAGATCGAGTATGTCGGCGAGATGGAAACCTACGATTTGTCCGTTCCGCTCTATCACAACTTCGTTGCCAACGACATCATAGTTCACAACAGTATCGTGCTTTCCACCGATGCCTTGCACTTTGCGTTCACGACCAGGGGCGGCCAAGGATTGATTGCTGCGCCTCACCAAGGGCACCTCGACACGCTGGTTGAAGAAATCGAATTCCAGTTGGACCAGAACCCAGACTTGATGCGTTCGATTGCGATCACGAACTATGGGAAGCCAAAGATCCATCGCAAGCCCTATTTCCGCATAGAGTTCACCAATGGCTCCGTTCTCTATTTTCGCCCGGCAGGTGCATATGGAGATGCGTTTCGTTCGCTCCATGTGGATCGCGTCTGGGTGGATGAAGGTGCCTGGCTAACCGAGAAGGCATGGAAAGCGCTGCGGCAATGTTTGAAGACTGGTGGCCGATTGAAGATCTATTCCACTCCCAATGGAATGCGCAACTCCACTTACTATCGCCTGACTCATTCCGAGCAGTTCAAAGTGTTTCGTTGGCCCTCCTGGTTGAACCCTGGGTGGACAATGGAGCGCGAAGGTGAGTTGCTGGAATTCTACGGAGGGCGGGACACCTCTGGTTGGCAGCACGAAGTCGCTGGTGAACATGGCAAGCCGAGCTACGGCGCATTTAATATCGAACAGTTTAATCTTTGCAGGCAGGACGTGTTTGAATACCAGAAGGTGGTAATCACGGGCCGGGAACTCAAGGATTGCGACAGCGAAGCCGCTGCAGCAGACCGGCTGGAGCTCTTGCTCAACCTGACTCCAAAGACAGGAATGTACTGGATCGGGGGCGACCTTGGCTACACGAATGACCCAACCGAACTCGTCGTATTCCAAGAAACATCCCTGGGCGACCGGAGCATCGTCTCCATGGTTCTTCGCATTCATATGGAGCACGTCGCATACCCGCACATTGCCCAAACCATCGCTTTGCTCGACCGCTACTTTACGCCGGTTGGCATCGGTGTGGACAATGGCGGCAATGGTCTGTCAGTGGTTCAGGAGCTTCTCACGTTGGACAAGTACAAGGACCTTCAGTTGGAAGGCCGTTTGAAAGGATTGGACTTCGGTGGCATGACGTGCCTTTCCAATCGCAACGACAAGGAAATCAAGAAGCGGACCAAGGAACTGATGACGAGCCTAATCAACGGCATGCTCCAACGCAAGCAGTTGATCTTCCCGGCCGAGGATCTGGAGATTGAAGATGAATTCATCACCCACACTTACACACTTCGTGATGGCAAGGTGATCTATTCCAAGGGCAACGACCATATTGTGGATGCAGTTCGTTGTGCGGTGCTCGTCCGTGAATTGAGCAGCATGGAAGACGCAAAAGAGGAAACTGTGCATCTCATTCCCGTATTGACCAACCCGATCTTCATTTAGGCCAGGCATCCCGTCATGTGGCCTTCGTTTCCGGTATGAAAGGCAGGTAACGCCTGATTGCCCATAGCGGGCACGACGGAACGATGTGCGGAACCTATGCGGGAATAATCGTGAAGAAAAGCAATCAAAACCGAAACGACCAACGCCAGACCCAGGGTGCACCTGTTCCACAGAAGGCAACGGCGGCAGCCCTGGATAGTTCCGTTTTCAGCAAGGTAAGCGCCACTGATGCTATCCCCGTTACTTGGGATGAACGCGGCCGGAAGGCTTGGGAATACTACATCGAAGAACCCCTGGTCAAGAACTGCATCAACTCGTGGAGGACCTTTGCCGTAGGCGACGAGATCAAAGTCACGAGCGATGATGAGAAACTCAAGCTGGCAGCGATTGATACATCATACACACTGAAGGTCTCGCAGTTCATCAAAGACATGATTCTGCAATTGCTGGTGAAGGGCGATGCGATCGGGTTTCGTCGCTACAATGCCAAGGCGACAGACATTGCCGAACTGGTGTGTGTTAATCCCATCACAGTCAAGGTCAAGTATTCCGAAGGCAACCTGATTGAAGCGATTCAATACGGCGAACACGGCAGCGTGGGAGGCGATGGCATTGACCTTCCCGTGGAACATGTATTGCATCTCAAGTGGGATGCGCCCTCGTTCTCGCCCCGTGGCAACTCCATGGTACTTCCTGCCTTCCAGGCCATTGAACTTCTGAGGGATTATCGCAAGGCTGAGCAGGCGATTGCAAAGCGCTGGGCAACTCCATTTAGGCTCCTCAAAGTTGGCGGAGCCTTTGGCCAGAAGATGGTGATGCCCGACCAGCGGATGCTTGAGCAAGTCCGCGACATGGTGAACAAGATGGATATGAAGAGCGGCCTGGTGGTGCCATTTTATGTGAATGTGGAAACTCACGGCACCGATGGACAGGTTCTGAATGTCGAGGCCAAGGTGAAGGAAGTCAAAGAGGACATCATTGTTGCCCTTGGCTTATCGCGCTCTTTGGTATCGGGCGATGGACCCAACTTCGCCACGGCATCGGTGAGCATGCAGAAGATGATGGTGATGATCCGGGAAATCAAACAGGCAGCGCGAGTCATTCTCGACTGGATCTTTGACGATTGGATTCGTCTCAATGGCTTTGATGGAAAGGTTCTGCACTACATCTTCAATGACCTTGATCCAAGCGATGCCGTTGATTTCAAGAAGCTGCTCTTGGAACTCTATGACCGCAAGCTCATCAGCCGATCCAGCCTGCAGTTGAAAATGGAACTGGATCCGGAAGTCGAGAATGCCAATCGGGAAACGGAAAAACAGCATATCGACATCATGGATGAAAAGCAGGTCAAACCCGTGGTCGACATGGTTTTGGCGGGAATCCTCAGCGTAGAAAAAGCGAGAGCAATTCTCGGCCTTCCTGCGGATAGTGGTACCCCAGCGGCACAGGCGCAAACAGTGCATCATGGAGAACTAAACAGCCAAGGAGATGCACACATTTGCGACGAGTGCTCGCATTATGATTCTGGCAGTGGCCGTTGCCGAGTGCATGCCTCGGAGCGGGCGTTTGAAGCCCCTGCGTGCCGGTTCTTTGCGGGGCGGGCAAGCTGATGGCGTCACCACTGGCAGAACGCATTCGAAAGGCAACACAGGCGGGTTTGGAACGCCGGGACCAGTATGACGCCCAAACGGCAGCAGGACTGACAGAGGGCTTAATGGATGCCCAGGATCAAGTTGCCAAGGCAATACTGAAATACAAAACCCTGGGTAGCCTTCCCGACAATAAGCTGGCGGCGCTTACTGGTCTTGAAAAGCTTCAGGGAGAGTTGGCCCAGATCATGCGCGAGCTGAAGCAAGCTCAGACCCTTGCGTTCCGCAAATCTACCCGCGAAGCATTCCGGCTTGGGATTGGTAGCGGCATTGGGGAACTCACCCAGGCAGCCCTTCCGTTCTACCAGGATCTCACACCCTCAAGTATCGACAAGCTAACATCGAAAGTGTTCACCATCGTAGATACAGATGCCTTGGATTTCATGACTCAATACAACCTGACGCTTGCAGGTGACGTGCATCGGGAACTTTCCGATGGAATCAAGCGAACCATTCTCAATGGCATCGCAACAGGCAAAGGTGCCGACGACATTGTAAGGGATCTTGGTACGGTAATCAAAGACAAGGAGTCCTTTCGGCAGACCGGCACGAAGGTGTTCAACAAGGCCCAGTATCGAATGGAGATGATTGCTCGGACAGAAGTACTCAGGGCACACAACATGGGCCGCATGAAATTCCATCAGCGAGCAGGAGTTCAGCGCCTGGAATGGATGGCCATGGATGACGAGCGCATGTGCCCCGTGTGTGGCGCTCAGGACGGTAAGGTTTATCCGATCGAGAAGTTTCCAATGCAGCCTGCGCATCCGCATTGTCGCTGCACCAACATGGTTGCCTCGCCAATGACTATCTGCGGAGGACCTTTGCAGAGCGTGGCTGCACCCACCGAGCTACAGGGCGATACTTGCATTTTGCCACCGCACGTACTGGAAGGCATGGCCGAGGCGCAGGCAGCAGAAGTGGCAAAGCTACAGGGCGCATTCGAGAATGGATCTCAGGAGGAACTCAACGCTCTCACAGTCAAGCAACTCCAGACACTAGCCAAAGGCAACGGAATCGCTATTGCAAGAACCAAGTCTGATTTTATGAAGTTGCTCGATGCGGCCGAACCAGGTGTCGACCATTCCGAACTCGCAGGCACCACACTCCAAGAAAAACTGAAAGCCTACAAGATCGGGCTTCTGAGATCTAAGGAAGACTTGGCTGTGCTTCTGGCGCAGAAACAGCAGCAATTCAAGCAGGCAAAGCTTCTCGCGGAGCAACAGTCCAAGATTCCGAATGCCGGTGGCTTGAGCGGGTTGAGTACGCAGCAGCTGAAAGACATGGCCAAGGAAAATGGCATCTCTCAGAATATCACCAAAGAAGATGCGATCGAACTTTTGGACAAGCTTGAACCTGGAGTAAATCATTCGGGACTTCAGGGCAAGGACCTGGCAGCCTTGAAGCAAAAGCATGGTATCGGGATACTGAAAAACAAGGAGCAGCTGGTCGAAGCATTGCAAAAGAAAGCAGGCTCCGATCTCGCCGAGAACACAAAGAAGAAAGCCTTAGATGAAGTAACGCAGAAGCTGATCCAGAAACAAAAAGCCGATGTGGAATCGTTGGTTCAGGGCGTTGGCGTTCCTGCCAATCCCAAGGATTACAAAGTATTCCTTGATTCAGTGCAGAAGGCAGAATCGGCCATTGGTAGTGCAGGCTCTTTGCCTCAAGACATGCTGGCAGGCCACGCCAAGGAGCTGGCGTTGAAGAAGCAGTTATTCGCGGAGCAAGTCGGCAATCTGAAATCCAGCGACCTGAAGACTATCGCAAAGGATACTAAAGTCCAATACTGGCAATGGGCCAACAAGGACGAGCTGACAACTTTGTTCTCGGAGACGGATCCGGCCAAACTTGCGGCTGCCAAAAAATCAATTGAACAAAAGCATACTGAGTGGGCCACGAAACATGGATCGAAACAGAAAGAGGAAAAGCCTGCGCCAATTGCCGCCCAGAAGCCTGTGCCTGAGCCCATGCCCGCGAAGCCGCCAAAGAAGGCTAGTGAATTCAGCGATGCAGATCAGGAGTGGCATGCGAAGGGCAAAAATGCGGCCTTCAAATTGGAAGGGAAAGCCGTTGTTGGAGGTGCGCATGAAAAGGAATTCTGGACTGACGAAAAGGGTCAGAAGTGGCTTTTCAAGCCTGCTGCAAAATCGGCTGACGACTTTGTTTCCCACGGCGAAGAAACTGCTTATCGGATCGGAAGGCTCCTGAAGGCCGATGCCATTGAAGTCCGAAGCATAAGCCTCAATGGACGGACAGGATCGATTCAAAAATGGAAATCGGATTTGAAGGAGGACTTCGATTTTCGTTCTACGAATCCTCAGGACCTCACCACTGTTGAACTGGAGCAAATCCAGAAGGAACATGTTCTGGACTGGTTGATCGCAAACCATGACGGGCACTCCAAGCAATTTATCCGTAGCCAAGGTGGCCAAGTCTACGGCATCGATAAAGGACAAGCCTTCAAGTTTCTGGGCAAGGATAAGCTGGATATCGACTACCATCCCAACGGAGCACTGGGTGAAGAAGAACCCTATTACAACAAGGTATTCCGGGCCGCCAAAGAAGGAAAGATCAAACCGAACCCACAAGTCACCTTCAATGCGATTCAAAATGTAGAACGCATTGCGGATGATGACTATCTGGACTTACTGAAACCTTACGCTGAGGGGCGCTTTGGGAAAGATGCCAAAGGCCTTAAGCAATTCTACGAGCAGGCCCTAGAGCGCAAGCATGGCTTGCGTAAAGATTTCGAGCAATACTATTCCAATGTGCTAGGCCAGAAGGATTTCCGCTTTGAGGCTGTTCCATTGAAATTGGAAAACCGAAAGATCCTGAATGCCGAAGGCGAAAAATTGGTTGAAGAAGCTCGCAAGCTTGGCTGGCAGGGTAAAACATTGCCCTTTGATAGCGGTGATGTGGAAGATCAGAATGCATTGATCTTCAGCGATGAGTTCAAAGGAAAAGAGCGGACTGTAATCAAAATGAAGATCCGTCCTGAGACCAACAAGAAATTGGTTGCAGCGCTACAGAGCCAAATGGGGCCTGGATCGGCAAAGGTTGGAGAGCCCCTGGATGATGACAACTTCTATGCCTCGATGCTGAGTGCAGTAAAGACCGCGAACCATCATGCAAGCGATGGGAAATACAATCAGGCAACTCTGGACAAGGCCTTGCAGATGAGAGACAAATTGGCGGAACTGGCCAAAGGCAAGGATCCGCAGGCGAAAGCGATGGCGGAGAATTATCTCAAGTGGATCGATGAACTGAAGACTGCCGTGAATGAGAAGCGAACCCTCAATGGAGTCTTTGAGCAATACACATCCAAACAGGTCGAAGCTCCGAATAAGAAGCCTGAATTCAAAGTCGATAAGAGCAAAGTAACACACACCAAAAGAAGCCTCAGCAAGGGCAAGGTTATCGCATCGGCAGAGGACGTCGACAACCATGGCATTTTTGGAGGCAAAAGTCTTCAGAGTGGTGTTCAGTTCAATGCATCCTTTGATGATGGAACGAAGCTTAGGTACCGGCCTCGGGACGATGCCAATCTTTATGCTCAGCGTGGCGAACTTGAACTAGTCATTGATGGAAAAGCCAGCGGCAAGAATGTGGATGCCATGCTTGAAAAACTAAGCAAGCTAGGCATTGATGCCCAGGTAAGTTCACCGGAACACACGGAGCGCATGTACCTGGAGAAGATGGCCTACATCCGTAAGGTTGACCATACCTCGGGCTACAAGTCTTTGCAGAAGTCGTTGGAGGATCGAGATGCATCCCTTACCGAGCGCGTGCAAGCGATGCGCGGATATTGGCAAAAAGAACTGAACGTGAAGGACATCACGAAGCTTCCAGGCTATGATCCAACGGGGGCCTATCAGGAAGGCTTCTTGGATCGGGGAATCAAAGGTGGCTATCGGCATCAGTTCCGATTCGACATTTCGGATGCGGATCTGGAAAAGAACATGAAGGGCTATTCCCTTGTGCATAAGCTCACCAACAGTGAAGGTATGGCTGATTTTATCGATACGGTCATGGACAACAATGGGGCCATGGTTAGCACTGTTGAAAAAATGCGCATGGGCGTCGCACCTGGTGGCATGTCGCCTGTAGCGGATATGCAAAGTGGAGGCGCGAGCTACTTCTTTACACGCATCCAGAAAGATCCGCCAAGCAATCCATCACCAGGACTGTACTTCAAGAAGCAGATGCTGCGGCGCATGGATGCCATCAGTTACGGTCATGACGCCTACGGCAAAGTTGTGGATGATTATGTCACCAAGAACCGTGGAGCCTCGTTTGAGCAATGGAAAGACTTCTCGGAGAAAAGCAGCAACGAGACCATCTTCAAGTATTCGGTGACTCTACTGGATAACATCGAACACATCGTTGCAGGCTCCGCAAATGAGAGAAATCGAATTATTGAAAGTTTCACCAAGCGAGGAATCACGGTGCTTCCCGATGGTCGCAAGGTTGGCGATGTAGTGCAAACTCCAGGAACATGGGCATCGAGGTAATGGAATGAAGGATTTTATTGAAACGGAAAAGCGCGTTATTCAGGATTTCTTCTTCCTCCTGAATGATGGCGGCTGTCGCATTAAAGTATTCGATGGCAGTAGCACACCCCTCATCGATACAATTGCCGTGCAGTTTATTGTCACAAGAATTGCGCCACACTTTGATTCGAAAGGCGATTACCTCAGTTCTGACTTTTGGCTTTTATGGAAAGAAATCGGCTATCTGGAGGGAGTGCAATATGCGCATACAATCAAGGTGGTTGCTTGTCGGGTTGAGGATTCCAAGGATGTAATGGCAGATGGCCGGGATATCCGTGCATGGTTGTCCGCAGACCTTACTGATGATCTGGGTCGTAGGCATCGGGTGGAGCTTATCGATTCCTGCGCAGAACCAAATCAGGCCTACGATTGGAAACAATGGCTGAAATTCCGGGACAACAACAAAGTCATGCTGAATCAGATTGATCAGCAGATCCTAGAAGAACACATAAAACAGGCAGAGGAGTGGAAATGAGACTACGCTACATGATCGATCACATTCGGGTCGGCAAAAGCATACCACCGCAATATGAAGCCGTAGGAATCTGGGTGCAAGGATTCGGGCCCGGTCTCGACATTGAGATGTTCTATAAGGACACAAAGCTCGCAAAAGAAAGGGAGCAGGAAGTATCGTGGGTGATCAATCGCCTAGTTGATTCCGGTCAAGCATCACTGGATGTCGAGTTCCTGGAGTACCATCAGAACCAAAGATCACCATACGATGGCGTATTCAGTCAGATTGTGGTGACTGATTCATTCTCAAGCATGGTCCTTTGTGCCAGGTCAATTCTTGGCTGAGAAAAAACATTCTAATAGTCTCGTCATCTGAAACGAGCCTCCGGTAAGAAACCAAAGAACCGCTTTTTGCGGACTCTTTGGCCTTAAACGGAGTTGTGAATGGAACTATTTGCCACAGATCGTGAGAAATTGGCGTTTCTCCTGGAAGTGGATGCTGCGCTTGCGGTGGAGGACGAGGAACTCCAAAGCCAGGCTGCGGCTGAGGGTACCCCGGATCCCGCCACTTCAGAGGATCGCCCCAAGTATATCACCAACTACATCGGAAGCAAACAGAAGCTTGTGGATTGGATCTGGAAGCACACACCGGATACTGCAAATTCGGTGGTCGATGCGTTTTCTGGTTCCTCTGTCGTTGCCTACATGTACAAGAGCAAAGGCATGAAGGTCTTTGCAAATGACCGCTTGAGGTATTCCTACCATGCAGCCCGAGCCATCATTGAGAATAGTTCTTCACGCCTAAGCGACGACGAAATCGATGCGCTCCTAGCGGATAACGGCAAGGCGGGATCCTTTGTTCAGGATAACTTCAAGGGACTGTTCTTCGGTAAAGGGGTCCATGCCATCATTGATTCCGTGCGGGCCAATTGCGATGCGCTTTCGGGCTTCAAGAAGGACATCGCTCTTTTTGGTCTCGGAAAAACCTGTGCGAGCGGTGGCTTCGGTCATTTCTCTTCATCGACCCACACGGGTATGCGCATGGCGACTCCGGATAAGTTCCGGGAAAGCCTAAAAGCGAATTTGCAGCGGATCAATGCGCTGGTCTTCGATAATGGCAAAGAGAACAAGGCCTACCAGAAGGATGTGAACGAGCTTCTACCCAAAGTGAATGCTGATCTGGCCTACTTTGACCCACCTTACGCAACAGAGTTCTCCACCACAAACTATGAGAAGTCCTACCACTTTGTGGAAGGACTCATGACCTATTGGGAAGGCAAGAAAATCGTGGCGGACTCGAAGACTAAGTTCTACGAGACCGACCATGTGACGGTGAGCAAGACCAACGCCGATGAGTTCTTCAGAACCTTTCTGGGCAATGCCACAAGCATCCCCCAATGGCTGATTTCATACCGGGATCACGCATATCCCAATGAACAACAGATGAAGAAGATCATCGCCGACCACGGTCGCACATCTTCCATGAAATCGAAAAGCCATCTATACACTATCACGGCCAAACGAGGTGCAGCCTCAAGCGCCCAGGAACGGCTATTCATTTGCCAAAAGGCAGAAGGCTCCCGTAGCAACGCCGACAATACGGACACCCCAGCACTTGAGTCCCAGGCGAACTTCCATACCTCATTTCCGGTCAACTTGTCTGCCAAGGGTGGCGTTCTATCTACCGAGGCCATTGAAACCGGATCCACGGTAGATCCTCAGTTCTCCTTTGTGCTTTGCAGAACAGGCACTAATAAGAATGGCGACCACTTCACAGTGGAGGAACTCTCCTCACGGTACATGACTGCGATCAACAAGAAGGTTGACCTTCAGCATTCCCAAGAGTTCTCAGACATTGTAGGCGGCATTGTAGCAGCCGAATATCGTGAAGATGAAAATGGCGGGCGCGTAGAATGCGTTGGCGAACTGTTCACCAATGAGAGTGTGCATGCCCGGCTCTCCCACAAGCTAATGAAGCGCGGCATCATTTCCCAAGTATCCATGGAGTGCGACTATGTGGAAGGGGAATGTTCCGTTTGCAGCAAGCGCTTCAAGAGCAAGGCGGATTACTGCACGCACTTGCGCAAGTACAAGGGCAGCGAAATGGCTGGCAAGCCAGTCTATGAAATCCTTCATGGCGTGACCTTCACAGGCCTTGGCCTCCTCGACCGCAAAGGTGCCGACGAGAACGCAAGGATTCTTCAGGTTGCCTCACGAAATCAAGACACAAAAGAAACACCCAATCAAGGAGATCCGTCCATGGACGACAATAACGAGAATCACGGTGAACCAAACGCCGAGGCTGCCAAGAAGGGCAAGGAACCAGCAGGAGGTGGTGCCACTCCACCTGCGGACATCGACCTGAAGAAGGAAAACCAGCAATTGAAGGCAAAGGTATCCGAACTTCAGAAGCGTATCCAGGAGCTTGAAGCCGAGCAAAAAGCCGCAGCCTGCAAGACCCGCGCTGAAAAGCTCATGGAAAAGATCGAAAAGCAAGGTGTGCGCTTTGCTTCCGATGATGAGCGTCAGACCGAATTCAAACGGTTGACCGCACTTTCTGACGAGGCCTTTGCAGCCACAGAAGCCGCCTTTTCACGTATTCCTGCCACGGAAACCAAGAAGGATGAACCTCAGGGGGACAAGGGTGGCGAACGCCGCTCCCAGGGCAACGAGAAGCCGAACCGGGCCGAGGCCAGCATTCGACCACGCGACATCAACGACGGAAAGAGTTCCCTGGAGGATCGCCTGAAGTCGGGATTTATGGCGGCCTACAAGAACCGCATTGGCACTGAACAAGACAACAACGCAAACCAGTAAGGAGAGAATATGGGATTTATCAATCCATGCCATCGCGGAAGGGCCTACGGCGATGGTTACATACAAGGCGAAGGTTCCATCGGTCAGCTTGTGAAAGTTGTCGGCGATGATCTATTCGCGGTCAACACTGACAGTACCGCCCGGTCATTCGGAATCCTGATCAAGACATACAAGAGTGGTGAAATGCCAGGCATTTACACCGAAGGCGGTGTTTATGAAACGGATGTCTACGAAGGCAACATCGTAGCCGGAGACCTCTTGAAGGTTTCTGCTTCCGGCAAGATCACGGCAGGCGTTACCGCTGGTGACCTTGTGATCGGCCAAGCCCTGACTGCCAAGAGTGGCACCATCAAATTCCAGCTTCACCTGTAAGGAGTGCATGATGAAGGTTGAACACGATATCCATAGCCAAGAATACATGGAAACCATGGGCAAGCTGATGAGCGAAGCCATGGAATCTCCGGAGGGCATGCAGGCATTGGCGGCAGCAATTGCGGCCCCCATCGAACAGGAAGTCAAGCGTAAGGAAATTTCCTCCTTGCTTTTGACGCGTCACACCTTGCCCAAGGGAGAGCGTGCCGTGTATCAGAAGAAACCTCTCGTAAAGGCCTTCTGGATCAGCAAGGACGGCGAAGCGCAGGAGCAGGAAGTCGGTGAAGATGAAGTCGAATTTCCGACCAATCGAATCCACTCGAACCCCATGGTCGATGTGTCCGTGTTGAAGAACGGCAACATCGGAACCCTCATGGATATCCAGAGCAGCGCCGCTGATTCCATCCGTAAGGAGATGGACCGTCGTACTCTGAATGTGCTTTCCAATGCGGTACCTGCTGCGAACACCATCGAAGTCACTGGCAATGTCCTGACCGAAGAGGCGCTCAATGAGGCCATTTCGATCATTGAAGACATGGAGCTTACGGTGAAGTATATCGTGATGCGCGGTCGCCGTTTCAATGATATCCGTGATTGGGATCTTGATCCACAGACCACACTTGAGCTACGCCAGAAGGGCGTGGTTAAGAACTACGGTACCGGTGGCATCCTTCTCACGGCAGCAATGCCTATGGATGAGATTCTCATCATTCCCGATGAGGAAATCGGCAAGATGCCTGTGCGCGAAGCTCTCAAGTCCGAGTCCGTGGACAAGAAAACCCGTTTCAAAACGGGCTGGCTGGTCTGGTCTGAAATCGGCCAGGGCGTAACCCGTCCTGACATCATGGCAAAAATCAAGCTCGGAGCATAAGGAGGTTCTATGATCTTGAAAAGTACACGCCCTGGAATCCTAATGGTGCCCGACGCTGGTTTGAAACTTCGGTTGCATGAGACTGTTCACCTTGATAAGACGACTCCTCAATTGGATGCGGCAATCAAGCGTGGGCACCTTGTTATGGTCGAAGCCCCGATCAAGGAGGAGAGCGCTCCTGCAGCGACTTCGGCACCTTTGGGGTCGAGCACAACAGAACCGCTGACGTTGCTCAACGCAACGGATGCAATCGCCCGTGTAGGTCAGGTTTCAGACCCGGCAGCATTGAAGGAACTCCTGGGTTCTGAGAAGCGCAAGTCGGTGCTGGATGCCCTGAAGATTCGCCTGCAAGAGGTAAAGGGCGATGACCCCGACTGAACTCATGTGGAACCTTCGCCTGGATCTAGGAGACCAAGCGTCGGTTCTTTTTGATGAAGCTCAACTGGAGCGATGTCTCCGGCGTGGATTGATACAGATCAATGGCGATCTGGACACCTCATACCTTTGGGTTACAAACGGTGCCGATCTTGCCATGACGACAACCACGTCGGAGCTTCTGCTCCTTTGTGCCCAGATCAATGCCTGCAATCTAATGAGAGTGCACACGGCCAATGCCTTCTCATTTTCGTCTGGAGACAAGCGGGTTGATAAGACTAAGCAGACAGAAAAGTGGGCGGAACTTGCCGCAGACCTTGGAGCGGATTACAAAGCCAAGTTGAAGCTTCTGAAGCCAGATATTGGTACTGGAGCGGATGATTACATAATTAGACCGCAAGGACTAATGCCGGTCATCTACGAGTTAGGAATCGACAATGAGTTTGATGTCTGAAAATGAACTGGAGGCCTGCTGTCAAGATGTCCGCGATCTCATCGTGGCTTCAGGAATATCCGCAGAGGTTCTTCGGCCTTCCGGACAAGAACGTCTCTATGGTACCGATGACGAAGGCTTCACACTTGTTTTTGAAATGATAATCGAGCTCAAAGAGGAACCCAAGGAAGAACTCTCCGGAAAGATTGATGCAACGGCCTCGGTGTTGCCGGATTCTGGTATTCAGGTAGAAGACGTGTTGCGTATTGGCACTCGCCACTTCCGCGTGCAAACCGTTGAGCCTGCATACTTCTTTGGAACTCGAACACATCTAACATTGAACCTGGTGGAAATCCATGGGAGTTGAACGCTTCGGCGATTGGGACAAGGTCAAGGCAAAACTGAATGGCTCCCTCGGAGTGAAGCTCGCAATGGCACTGCGACAGGCTACCCTCAGGAATGCCTTGTTGCTAGTTCGTGAAATTCAAAAGGGAATCAAGAGCCAGGCTCCCGGTGGTGTGGCGTTTGTGAAGCTTTCGGAAAGCACCATTGAAAAGCGTAAGGGGCACTCGACCAAAGCCTTGATCGATACGGGCTTTTTGATCAATTCCATTACCCAGAAGATTATGGGCGACGCAGCCTTTGTTGGTTTGCTCCGGACTTCAATCAGCAAGGATGGTGAAAGTATGGCGAACATTGGCGCGATCATGGAATATGGAGCCACAATCAGCCATCCAAGCGGTGCTACGATCATCATTCCTGCACGCCCATTCTTGCACCCTGTGATGGCACAATACCGGGAACAAATTCAGAAGAATTACCGGGATGCGATCAATAGTGTGATGTGATCTCGTCATTTGCACAGACACTCCGGTAAGAAATGGGAAACCACCCCTAAGGCACCGGATGATCCAACAAGCAACTGAATCTCTCATTCGAATCATCAAGCGCGAAGTACACGAAAATAGCGTGATCGTATTTGGGGATGACGTCTTTGAAGTGAAGCGCCTCCCTTCGGTAATTCTGCAAGGGCCCTCCCTTGCCGAGAACAAGTTGCGTCGCTGTGTAGCGGCAAGCTTCAACAATAACATCCAGGCGATGACCACCGAGAGAAGCAAGCACCCGCGCTGCTACCATCTGGAATTTGAACTCATCGTGACCACCGGCAAAGAAGTCGAAATGCTACAGATGCAAGAAAAGGTCGCAGCGTTCCTGGATGCCTATCCTTCGATTGATGTTGGCAATTGGGGTTCCCTGAACCTTGTTGAACTGACTCCGCTTGGCGCTCACCGCAGAGTCAATCTCTCGAATTTGCATCAATGTTCTGGAAAAATCCGTATTGAGGACTGCCCGATATTTGCTGGTGAAGTCGTGGTCGGTCGCCTTGTTTCGAACATGACCTTTCAATTCTCAGGCGATGTAAATCGCGAATTCATCGTAAAACCATAAGGAGAACCATTGTGTTGACTATCCGAAATCGAAAGAACCAGCCATTCACCTTCCACTTGAAGGATGGCAAGGCTTTGTATCTGGGCCCCAAGGCCTCCCAACAGATCCAGAGTTCCGCACTGTCGGTGGAATTGCAGAAAGCCTGTGACCGTGGTTTGCTGGAAATCCAAGAAAATCCCCAGGATGATGTAGCAGAAACAACTGGCACAGAAGGCCAGACCAAGAGGAGGAAGTAATGGGAAGCTATTTATCGCCAGGCCTATATCCTAAGGAAACCGACTTTAGTTTCTATGTGAAGCAGATCTCCACCTCAGTCGCAGCCATGGTGGGAATCGCAGAAAAGGGACCGATCAACAAGCCGGTACTGGTCACAAGCTGGGAACAGTTCACCCGGTCCTTTGGGGCCTACATTGCAGAAAGCTATCTGGCCTATGCTGCACGAGCATTCTTCGATAACGGCGGTGCTGTGCTTTGGGTGGTGCGTGTTGCCCACTATGGAACCATTACCGACAAGTCCACACTTGCAGCAAAAAGATCGACTGCGGTCATTCAGGACACCCAGGCAACGCCTGTGGATTTGTTCCGCATTTCCGCACTGAACGAAGGAAGCTGGGGCGACAAAGTTTCCATTGCCATTTCGGCCAATGAAGATGTTCCTGCGTCACTATTCGATATTACCGTTCTGCATAGAGGGAACAAGGTCGAGAAGTTCGTGGGCATTTCCATGGACCGCAGCCAGGAGTCATTCATTGAAACAGCTTTAAACGATCGTTCCACTTACATCACAGTGGAAGACATTGGAGTTGCAACTGCTGGCACTTTGAGACTTCCTGCGCTCATTACCATTGCCATGACAAGTGGAAACGATGGGTTGGACAGTCTGAGCGACATGGACTTTGTCGGAGACCCATCCATTAGGACCGGCATCTTTGCAACGTCGGAAATCGATGAGTTGAATATGCTGATGGTGCCAGGCATTAGCTCAGCAAGTTTGATTTCCTCTGCGATTGGTTATGCAGAGTCCCGTAAGGATCTACTGTTTATCGCCGAGGCTGCCGCGCATTTGGAGCCATCGGAAGTAGTAGAGTTTCGCAAGGGCCAAGGTGCCTATACCCACGCGGCATTTAACTCGTCCTATGCGTCGCTGTATTATCCATGGCTTGAGATTCAGGATCCGTTGACTTCGAAGTCCAAACTGATCCCTCCGAGCGGCGCTGTGGCGGGGTGCATTGCAAGAAGCGATCAGAAGACGCAAGTCTGGTATGCGCCAGCGGGTACGATCGTGGGCGAATCTTTGGCATCCTAGGCCTTGCCTATAAGACAAGCCAAGGGGAAAGGGATACCCTGTATCCTTCTGGTGTCAATGTCATCGCCTCCTTCACAGACAGCGGCGTGAATATCTGGGGCCAGCGAACCTTGCAGAGTCAACCCTCGGCAACGGACCGGATCAATGTGCGTCGCTTGATGATGTACATGGAAAAAGCGATTTCCCAGTCTTCACGTTTTGTTGTTTTCGAGCCCAACCACCAGCAGACCTGGCGCTCGCTTGCGAGGACAGTCGAGCCCTTCTTGCAGGATATCAAGATCAAGGGCGGGCTTTACGATTTCGCATTCCAGTGCGATGAGGAAACCAATACTCCAGCAGTCATTGACCGCAATGAAATGATCGCCAGAGTGTTTGTGAAGCCAACCAGGACTGCAGAATTTATCGAGCTCAATTTCATTCTCACCAGTTCCGGTGCGGATTTCAGCGAAGTGCTGTAAGGAGGATTTGCAATGAGAAGTGGCAATATGCCCAAGAGCCTGTACCAGAACTGGCAGTTCGCAATCGAGATCAATGGATTCGATGTGGCTCTGTTCAGTAAGGGATAGGAGCCCAAAACGGAATTCGAGGAAGTTGTCTTCGCTCCCGCTGGATCCATGTTTGACCAGAAGGTTGCGGGTCGTGTTAAGTTCGAGGACATCACTCTTGAAAAGGGAGTGCTGCAAGAAGGACTTGATTTCGCGGCCTTGCTTTGGCTGAAGCTGCAGGTCGAGGTCAACCTCGCCGTTGGCGGGCTACCCGATACCTATATGCGCAATGTGGATATCGTCCGTTATAACCGCATGGGCATTGAAACCCGTCGTTGGACTCTGCATGGCGCTTGGATCAAGGCCTTGGAATACGATGCGCTGGAAGGTGGCAACACAGAAAATACCCTCGAAAAAATCACCATTTGCTACCAATACTGGACCTGATAAGGAGGCCTTATGTACACATATACTTTGCCAAGTGGCATCGAAATTGAACTGCGCGAAATGACAGGCCTTGAAGAAGAACTCCTGACCAATCAACGTCTGCTGCGAAGTGGTGATGCAATCAACCAGGTGCTCAAGAATTGCATTGTGAGGCTTGGCGATGAGACGACTGTGACAGTCAACCATGTTCAAGATTTATTGAGCGGTGATCGCCTGTTTTTGCTTGTGCGGCTTCGCCAGATTTCATTGGGTGACACCGTGGATCTGGAACTGCAATGCACAAATCCTGCCTGCAAGAATCGCAACATTCTGAGCGTATGCCTGGATGAGCTGGAATCGACAAGCTATGGTGAAGAACGTGAATTCGACTTTCTTCTTCCTGCAAGCAAGGTCAGCGTGAAGTTCACCCATCTGGATGGGAACAAAGAAAAGCGCCTGGCATTGCTTAAGGAGCCCAATATCACTTCGGCGATGATGATGCGCATTGTCTCGGTAAATGACAAACCACCATCCAAGAAGATCCTTGCCGATATGTCCATGCGGGATCGTACAGCTCTACGTGCTGAAATGACTCGTGTGGATGCGGGAATTGACACCGTGGTGGAATGCGATTGCGATCAATGCGGAACCAAACTCAAGACACGTCTGGAGGCGGAGCCCGCTTTTTTGTTCCCCGGTGTACGCTGATCAAGGACGCGTTCTTCCTGGCGTATGGCGGGCTTCACTGGACCTTCAGTGAGGTCCGCACCTTGTCTTTGCGTACCCGACAAACCTTCGTCGAGGTTCTTGAAAATCAGTTGGCCTTCGAGCGTGAAAAAATGGAAAAGCGTAAATGACTGGAGACTTAGGGCTAGGCATTGTGGTGTCCATGAAGGACGCTTTTACTCGCAATGCGGGAAGAATCCAAAACGCCATGATGGACCTCGATGCTTCCGTTTCTGCATCGAGTGAGAGAATGAGTAGGAATATGGACCGCATTCAGAAAGGCACCATGATGGTAGGTGCCGGTCTTTCACTGCTTGCGATTCCTACGGCATTGATCGCTTCCACTGCGGCGACTCAGAAGGCTCTGGGTGAAATGGCATCTCTGGGTGTGAAGGATCTCGGTGCCATTGAAGATGCCGCTGAGTCCTTTTCGAATCAATGGGCTGGCGCAAACAAGGCTGAATTTGTCGGCGCAACCTACGATGTGAAATCGGCTCTGGCCAACCTGAGTGATGAGGCTGTGGGTGTGTTCACTGGCATGGCTGCGCTGACAGCGAAGGCAACAAAAGCTACCACACAAGAAATGGTCGGCACCTTCACAACGGCTTATGGTATTTTCAAACCAATGATGTCCGACATGAATGACATGGAATGGGCCACGGCATTCTCTGGTGCCATGTCTCAGACTGTAGCAGCATTTAAGACCAATGGAACTCAGATGGCTGATGCAATCAAAAACATCGGAGCGGTTGCTGCTGCATCCAACATTCCGCTTGAAGAACAGCTTGCGGTACTTGGCCAGTTGCAGACAACCATGCCGGGCTCAGAAGCCGGTACCCTTTACAAAGCATTCATCATGAAGGCTGCGGAAGCTGGACAAGATCTGGGGCTTTCTTTTGTCGATGGCATGGGACACATGAAGGGAGTCATTCCAATCCTACAGGAGATCCAGAAAAAGTTCCCGGATCTCAGCCAGGCGGCCGCCCAGGTACAATTGAAAAAGGCCTTTGGATCAGACGAAGCGGTAAAGTTTGTACTCCAGATGTCTTCGGGTATGTCTGCGCTAGAAGGAAATATCCAAAGCGTTGGAGCAGCCATGAAAAACGGAACAGCAGTCACGGAACAAATGGCAACGGCAATGAATCAAGACATCGGTGCCCAGTGGCGATTGATTCAGCAGCAGTTCAGCAACCTATCGGAGATCTTGGGAAAGACATTACTTCCTGTTATTTCCCCAATCATGCAGGGAGTTTCCCGGTTTATCTTGTTCCTACAAAAGCTTGCGAAGTCGATGCCCAATGTGACCCGAGTCGTGTTGACACTCTCCATGGCGTTGGGTGGCATTCTTGTCGTTGCTGGAAGTGTTGTCGCAGCAATCGGAACCATCGGTGTTGTGCTCCCTGCAATCCAGGCGGGGCTTGCTGCGGTTGGAACAGTGGCAGCAGGAATCGGTGCAGTAATTTCCACGTACTTATTGCCCGTGATCGCCATCGCCGCCGCAGTCGTGCTTGCGGTTGTGTTGCTGAAGAAAGCATGGGAAACCAATTTCGGGGGAATCCGTGATTTTGTGATGGGCACATGGGATAAGGTGAAGCTTGCCTTTGATGGGATCAAAGCATTGGTTTCATCACTGAACGGGGGCGTTGGGCAAATGTCGGCGGATCTCGCGGGCAAGCTTCAGCAGGTTGGATTGCTCGATTTCGTGGTGACAGTCTTCATGGTTTACTATCGCATAAGAGAATTCTTGCGCGGGCTTTGGGACGCATTCTCCTCTGCTTTTCAAAAGATCCAGGCGATCCTTGAACCAGTGGTCTCCAGTTTGATTGATGCATTCTCTGAACTCTTCAAGGCTGGCTTCTCCATATTTGAAGTGCTCGGCCTGGTGAGCACAGCAGCCGATGGAAGTGCATTCTATTCCTTTGGAAGTGCGGTCGGATCCGTGCTTGGAATCGTGGCCACCGTTGGTGCCTATTTGATCAAATTCTTCATGATGCCCCTGACGCTTGCGATTCGAATCATTGCGTTGACGACATCTGCCGTCGTCTGGTTTGTAAAGACTACCGTGGAAGGCTTCATCGCCGCTGGAAAATGGGCCTCCAAGTTCCTCTTGCCGGTTCGAATGGTTATGGCATATCTGGGTTTTCTGAAAGATGCTATTCTAACGGTCTTCGGAGTTCTCAAAGGAGACGTAGGAATCGCTGCGGGATTTCAGGCCATTGGGCAATCGATTGTGACCTACCTGATGACGCCATTCTATTGGGTGCGCGATACCGTCACCAGTGTTTGGACTTTTATCAGCGGCCTATTCGGTAGCCTTACAGGCTTCTTCTCGGGCATCGCGAGCACCTTGTTTCAAGTCTTCTTAAACTTGCCATTGGTGAGCGCAATCAGAGGTGCCTTCGATGGAGTGCTGAGTTTTCTCAATGGTGACGTTTTATCGCTTCTATTCACCTCTGGGCAAAAACTGCTGACCACCATTGCCGAGGGAATCAAATCGGCGGCAATGGCACCTGTCAAGGCTGTAGAAAGTGGTCTTGCAAAAGTCAGGGAATACCTGCCCTTCTCAGATGCGAAGGTGGGCCCGCTATCATCTTTGACCGCATCAGGACAAGCGTTGTTGGGCACCGTTGCGCAGGGCATGCAACAGTCGGAAGCAGTCCCAGCTGAAGCAATGAGCCAAGCCTCCTCTGGAATGATGGGGGTATTGAGTGGCCTATGGTCTGGCATTGGGAAACAGGGTGAGTTAGCAGGCAATGGACTTCTCAATGGTGCTACTGCTGGATTTGAAAAGGCCAAGGGTTTACTTGGTTCGTTCACTGGGCTACTTCCAGAATTCCCAGGACTTGGAATTAAGCCCGATGCTGGTGGATCCATTGCCCAGCCACCAAAGTCTTCAAGTCCGTTGCAAGGCATTCTTCCTTCTCCAATCCTATCGGCTGGTCAGGGCATGATGGATGGCATTATGAACCTTGTGCCGAAACTCAACGGTTCCCTGGTTCCAAAGGTTTTACAGGCCGCCCTGAGCCTTTCTCCGGTAATGGCAAGCGAAGTGCCTCCCCTGAATAGTACAATGCCCGTAGCCCTGGAAAGCCGCGTTGAAAAGGCACAGACAGTCGTTAGTCCTGTTCTTCCCATTGCCAATACCACAACGCCGCAAACCAATGCAACAACTGTTGCAGGTCAACCTGCAGGATTGATCACACCCATTGAGAAGCCCGGCGCTGTCAACGGACCAACAACCGACTTGGCTTCGATTCAAATGTTGCTCCAGCAAATGACGACTGCTATCACCGAACTAGGTCAGCGCAAAATGGATGTCTCTGTGGTGACCCAGATTGACGGCCGCAAAGTCGCTGAGGCGGTTTACAAGGATATGCAGGAAAAGAAAATGCGCAACTACGAGACGCTCTCATGATGAACATGAATTGGGAAAAAACGGCCATTGCTGCATACCTTGTGGACTTGATCACAAACGAGAGATTGGAGTTCCAGTACAATCCAGAGAACATCAGCGATAGCAAGACAACGGATTATGCCACCATCAAAATTCCCGGACTGAGCCACCCTCGGTACCAGTATGTTTCGGGAGGTGCACGGCAGATCAATTTCAAATTATCCCTCTTCATGAAGGATGTGAAAAAGACCGTTGAGTGGATTCAGGCGTTGCAATATCCAACGCACGAAGGCACCATGCTGAAGAATGCACCGCACCGTGTGCTGCTCGTGGTTGGCGATCTATACCCTGGACTTGAGTGCGTTGTGAAGCAAGTCAAAGCGACCTATTTCGGTCTCTTTGATCCTGCGAGCCTGTTGCCTCAGCAAGCGGATGTTGATTTATCGCTGGAGGAATTCGTAAGTGCGTCCGTTTCTTTTGGGAGCATTCGCAAATGATCACCAAGCGTTCTCGTTATGCTGGGTGCATTCTATACCGAGACGGCTCTGAGGAGTTTGTCGGATTTCGCAGCCCCATCAATAAAATGGAAAGACCTGATGATCGGTTCCATAGAGTTCTTGCAGGGGATCGCATCGACTTGTTGGCATTTCGATATCTGGGTGATGCCAAGCTTTGGTGGGTGATCTGCGATTATAACGACATCGCCTTTCCCCTGGTAATAGAGGAAGGGCGAGTGCTTAGGATTCCGTCAATGGAGCATGTGATGATGCGGGTTATGATAGGCTAGAGTTTTGAGCCAGCCTTCTTCGTTATTTCCCTTTTGTCCTGTTCAATTCTATTGCTAATGACTGAGAGTGAATCAATAATCCTTCTATTTGTCACCGAGATTCCGTAAGGATTATATGGCCCATCATTCGAATTGCACATGCCGCTGCAAATGCATTTTGAATTATTTGACGCTAAATCTTTCTTGGTATATTCAGGGAATCCTATGAGGATCTCTACATCCCCGAGAACTTTTGAAAGCCTTACAAGATTATCGGGATATCCTTCAGACTTGTATATCTTTTTCTGGAAATTTCCATATTTTTCAGAAAAGGTTTTAATGAAGAAGTCAAATTCTGCGCAAGTTAGATTGTTGGGTGTTTCCCATCGATAAAACAGATACGATGCAGAATCTGGCGCAAGATTATTAGGCCCATAAAAATTCGATCCAATTAAGCTTAATTCGACTTCTTGTTCATGACCAGAAAACTTGTATCTATGTGTTGATCTCTTATAGTAGATTTCCGGACTATTTAACCCTCGATCCTTACCAACTTGTGATAGAGAATTTTGAAAATCAGCGACTCGACTAGAATGATCTGGTTTCATTCCTGCAAATACTAAAGATGAGGTCGAATCGAGATTTACGCCCCAGTATTCACTCAAAAATCCACTATACGATTTTGGCGTTTGGGCAAAAGACAACTGCATTGAAAACACAGCCAACATGACAAAATAGATTGAACGACTTATTATCATGATTACACCTCGTTATTTTCGGAACCAGTCCAAAGATATTTTCTTATCAGTTCACTTTTTTTGGTTTTGAATTGGCGTTTATCAATATTTATGACTTGCTTAAGAAGCCAACCAGACTCTTTTCCAGCCTCTGATATTGCGTAGTCATTCCCATTTTTTTCTGGATCATGTTTCTTGTATAGGCGAATCATTGCAGTGCCTTGCCAGAAATAGTTGTCTCCCCCCATCAAATCTCTCATTGAAAACCATTCATTCTTTCTGTTCTTGCACCATGAATAAACGGCTCCTTGTATAAACGCAAGAATGAGATCTTTCTCTTGTGAAGTCAAATTTGAAACATTCCGAATCGCTCCAGCTTCCTTGTCGTTTTCAAATGCCATACTTTGCTCCCAAATTCAGAGTGTAATTGAATATTAATTCGACGGTTCGTGATTACTGCAATATACAACCCAATCTGTGCCTTTTGAGGTCAAATCACCAACCTTTCCGGTAAGAAAGTCCATAACCACCAACCGGATTGGCTATGGCGCTGGACTATTTCACACCTCTGTTCCTCATCGAGATCGAAGGGAAATCCCTATCGAAGGATATTACCCAGGAGATAACGTCTTTTTCGTTCACGGATAACGAGAAGGAACTCGATGTCCTGGAACTCAACATCACCAACCGGAATCTGCAGTTCAGCGACGACCCCCTGTTTCAAGAGGGCAACGAGATCCACTTCCGCTTTGGTTATGCCGACCAGCTATCTCCCGTCAAGAAGGCTCTGATCAAAGAAATCGAATACGATTTCCCGGAGTCCGGAGAACCAACGCTTCGGCTCAAGGCATTCGACAAGGGCTGCAAGCTTGCAGGCAAAAAGAACCAGAAGGTTTGGCAAAAGCCTGCGCCTGGCATTCTCTATTCTGAAATTGCCGAAGAAATAGCAACCAAGGCAGGGCTCACGCCGGTGGTCACCCCTACAGTGGGTCGCCATCTGCGGGTGGTGCAAAGCCACATTTCCGATGCAAAACTCCTCCAAGATCTTGCCGCAAAGGCTAGGGACCGCGATGGTGCTGGCACTGCTGGGTATGTGTTCTTCATCCAGGATGATGAGCTTCATTTCCACCCCAGGGCCCTCAAGGATGCTCCGGCTATCAAGCTCACATACTCTGTGGATCCGAATGGAATCCTCCGCTCATTTTCTCCGAGAACCCAAGCGCAAGGTGCCAAAGGTGCAGGCGTAGAAACAAAGAGCGTCGGCGTCGACCCCAGAAAAAAGAAGGCCGAAGTTCACAAGGCCAATAACGCAACCACCGGTGAGCGCGTATCCCTGGGCGAAAAGACATTCCTTATCGATGGCAATACCGGAGAGCGTCGCTTCCAAGGTCAAGAATCCGGGAAGATTATCCCCAACTACGAATCCAGTTCATCCGCACATCAAAAGACAACCCAAGCAAGTGGTAAGGCCAAGGCCGAAGGTGCATTCAAAGAAGCCGAGCTAAACCAGATTGAGGCGAGCGCTGTCATCGTTGGTCTGCCTCAGTTGAAGGCGAAACAGAACATCGAGATCGCAGGTGTCGGGCTCAAATTCAGCGGTGTGTATTACTGCGAATCCATCCGCCATACGATTGGTTCGGGGTATTCCTGCGAGCTCAAGTTGAAGCGCAATGCCGTAGGGAAAGGTGCGGGCGAAAAGAGCGGCAAAACGAGCGGAGTCACCAACAAGAAAGAAGCCCCAGCCAAGGGGGCAACGGCCAGCCCACCAGCCATGGTCAAGTTCGATGCAAACACAGGTAAGAGACTTTAACGGAGGACATAATGGGAAATATTTCAAAGGACTTTAATCGCAGTGAGTTTGCCTGCACGGGCAAAGATTGCTGTGGCGGAGCGGCTCCAATGCATCCGGATCTGGTGACTGCGCTGCAGCACTTGCGAGACCTTGCCGGGGTACCACTCAAGGTGAACAGTGGCTTTCGCTGCATTAAGCACAACAAGGAAGTGGGTGGCAAGCCTGATGGTTATCACCCCTTGGGAATGGCCGCTGATGTTGCGGTACCACCGCGAATGAGCGCAGTGCAACTCGTAGCACTAGCAGAGCAAGTTCCGCAATTTGCAAACGGCGGCATTGGAATCTACAGCACATGGATTCATGTCGATGTGCGCTCGGGAAAAGCGAGGTGGAGAATATGATGAATGACAAGATGATGGGTCACACCGTTGGGCTGAATGGTCCATTGCGCATAGAGCTTATGCCCAATGGAATCAGCGCAATCCTTGTGCGCCCCTTTATTGTACGTTGTAAATCAGGTCGAATCGTCGAAGTGCCTGCGGGCTTCCAGACCGACTTTGCATCGGTGCCCAGGGCTTTCTGGAGATTGATACCACCTTGGGGTCCTTATTCATCTGCCGCAGTAGTGCATGATTATCTGTATGCAACGGGCCTAGTTTCCAGAGCCGAAGCCGACAAGATCTTCCTTGAGCTCATGAAGCGACTCGACGTTCCGGTGTGGAAGCGCAACGTCATGTACTGGGCTGTTCGCATGGCAGGCGCATCGCGTTACACCAAGGCAAAGAAGCGCAATGTCTGAAGGCTTGTTCTACGGCAAATACAGGGCCTTCGTGAAGGACAACAACGACCCAGAGCGATTGGGGCGTGTCCGCATGGAAGTGCCCGCCGTACTTGGCGTTGGGGAGGAATGCTGGTCCGACTGGGGCTGGCCTTGTTTTCCTTATGGCGGAAATGAGGATTCAGGTATGTTCCTGGTGCCCGAAGAAGGAGCTTCTGTGTGGGCCGAATTTGAGGGTGGCGATCCACAATTTCCAATCTGGAGCGGAGTATGGCTTGCCGGTAGCAATCCTGGTGAACAGCCCAAGGAGAGTTCCAGAACTTGCGCCCAGGCCGACTGTAAGGATTGCGAGGATAAAGCCGATCATCAAGCCAACCCGCAGGATCATGCAGAGCACAAAAAATACCATGCGCATCCGCCATACTATTGTCCTCGCTTCAAGGTCCTTTTTAAATCCGAGACCGGGCATACCATTCTAGCGGACGACAAAGATGGCAAAGAGCTTTTGAAACTCTTAGATCGCTCTGGCCAGACGATTGAATTCTCTGCCCCCGTCAAGCCTTCAAAGCAGTCCGGAAACCCCCTGCGTCGCGGTGAGAAGGATTGCGGAAAATCCACTGGTCTTGACTTGAAAAGTCATGTTGTCGATGGCAAAGCCCATATTGCGCTGATCGACTTATCCAATCAGAAGATCCGTCTTGACGCCTGGCAAGATGAAGAGAAGGTGCATATCCTCTCTGGTGATTCGGCAGGAACCCGGTGGCAGAAAGTGCTTCTCGATACAACCAAGGGCAGAGAGAAAGTGACACTCTTTGGCCTGTGCGGAAAGCAATCGATTGTGATCAGTTCCGTAAAAGGCAAAGAATCAATTTCGTTCACCGATGCCGCAGGGCAAAAAATTCTCATGAGTGCAGCACCAGGAATGGAAAGCATCACCATGACAGATAAATCAGGAAGCGTAATCAAAATGGATGGGTTGGCTGGAATCATCCAGGTCAAGTCAACAGCGCAAGTTTTCATCAACACTTGACTCAAGGATTCAGAAATGGAAAACCAGAATTATACGATCACCAAAGAAATGCTCGCACAAACCTTCGACAGTTGGCGTGATGAATTTCGTGATATTCTTGAAAGCCATCGACGAGAAATTCAGGCTCGGCTTGAGATGATCGAACGGGAAATCGAGAAGAAGTCTGACAAAGAAAATGTGGACATTCTCGTGCGCAATATCCATGAAGAACTGCGCCGACATGCAGAAGAGCTCAACCGCATTCACGGTCGCGTATCAGCTAAGATGGGAACCGAAACCATGTGGAAAATCGTAGGCTTGACGCTTTCGCTGGGCACCCTTATCGGTGGCCTGGTTGGGTTCATGCTGAACATTATGCTCAGGATCAAGTAATGGCTGCTCCGCTTGCAAAGATGGGAGATCTCACGAGCCATGGTGGCGTTATCGTAAGTGGCGCTACTCGTAGCTTATTGGAGGGCGCTCCAATTGCAAGAATGGGAGATCTACACGCGTGCCCAATTCCTGGCCATGCTGTGAATCCCATCATTACAGGGAGCGTCACCACAATGGTGGAAGGAGCTCCAGCGGCTCGGATGGGTGACTTAACTGCATGTGGGGCCATGATCATTGCAAGTTCCGCAACCACTCTTGATAACTGACGAGGTCAAAATGAGCTGTGCAGATTTAATCTACTGGTCCGTATTTCCGGAGAACATCAATTTGTCCAAAACGGACTTTGAACAGATCATTCCATTGTCGTTCCGGGGCCAAGTTTCAGAACCTTTGTGCTTTAGTTCCAACCCTGCAGTGGCGCGAGTAGACGAAAACTTCTGCGTTCGAGTAGGGCTTGCTACCGGCCGCTCTATGATTGGAATTTGGCAAGATGCCACACGCAAGTCTCTGCGCTATGTATGCGTAGAGGTCGGTGCAATATGCTTGGTGAACGCAGATGGCGGTGGGTCTGGTGGCAATACCGGTAATATTGCGATCAACGGAACAGTGGTCAACCAGTCTAGTGGAACCTTAGTTGCTTCAGGCACCGTCCGCATTCTCGACGGTTCTGGGAGTGTTGTGCGTGAGATAGCGATTTCAAACGGAACCTTTCAGACCACATTGCCTTCTGGGTCATACGGAATACAGGTAAACTCCGATGGATTCCAAGCCTATTCTGGTACGCTTACGGTCAGCAGCACAGTGGTCACGGGTGCCAATATTTCAATGTCTCCAATCGTTCTCAGCGGTGGCTTGGCCATGATTACCTTGGAATGGAATACACCCTCGCTGCAATTGGAAGCTCACCTCACTGGCCCCAAGCTTGCAGGTGGGCCTCATTTTCACATTTACCATGACCATCTGGAAGAGCCAAGTGAGGCTCGTTTGGTTCGCTTCACGGGAACCCGCCGTCAGCAAATTCAGGTATTCCGCTATAACCACGATCAATACCGTTTCTATGTACACAACTTGGGAGCCCGATATGAAAACCCATCGACATCCCTGGGAAATTCTGGTGCCCGCGTCAGCATAGAAACAAGCCAGGGAACTCAAGTATTCCAGGTTCCCGTCGGCGCAGGCAACCTTTGGCGGATGCTTGAAATTGATGGCAATACAGGCCAAGTCCATGCAATCAATGCGTTGGGATATCTGGTAGACCCCGCACAACCAGGGATGTAATATGAACGGCGTTTTTGAGACCACCTTTTCCGATCCAAGTGCGAGAGCATTGCACGGCATTCTTTGCGTTCTCACAGAAATGAAAACGGACATGAATTCCATGCGCACATCGATGGAAACGATTGCAGAGCTCTATTCGGAGTCTACCGAAATGACTCGCGAATCTCAAGCAAAGGCATCGGAGATTCTTGCAGCGCATCAGGAGCGAATCGACCAGTACAATAGCACAAATGGAAATGGAGCAACACCTCCACCAGATCTCTATCCATTAAAGGATGCACCTGCAGGGACTGTTGCCGCAGATCTTCCCAGTGGGCAAAGGCTGCTTACTCTGTCCAANGGGCTTATTCTACGGACNGAGGAAGACTACACGATCACCGCTGTATTGCCTTCCGGTGAATTCAAGAACGTGATTCCAGGGCCTTCCAACGAACTCCATGTCGATGCGGGATTGGTGTTGACCCTTGAAGATGCGTATCTGAAAAGGCCGGGACTGCGGGATGGTATTCAAGGATTGCCCCTAGGTGTCGTGCCTAAAGCCTTAGACGAAGACCGCGTCAGCGTTACGTTGCCGTCTGGCATTCGCGTTGATTTGCTCCATGATGCAAAAACGCTGAATGTGATTCTGTCCGATGGGGTTGTACTCATGGGTGGAGCATCCACATTGGCGGCGAGCGGCGATACCATTCAAAAGCATTCACTGCCAGATGGAACCGGATTCTTGTTGGAATCATCGGGTGTTGGTGGAATCCTATATGCCGATGGCAGAGTGGAACTTTCTCTGCCTGATGGAACGGATCTGGCTTTCAAACTAGGCAAGCCCAGCA